CTACACAGGAGAACCCGGGACTTACAAGTTCAACACCATGTTTTCGGAGGCGCTCATGAACCTGCAATACGACCTCTCGACCCCCTACATGTGCTCCGGAGACGACTCCCTCATCGTTGGCTTTGCGAAGACGAACGCCGATTGGATCACGAACTGCAAACTCTTCAAGATCGTCGCCAAGACCGAGTTCATCGCCCAGCCCATCTTCTGCGGCTTCATCTGCACCCAGTACGGGATCATCCGAGAACCAGTCCACTTCGCCATGAAACTCGCACTCGCCAAGGTCAACGATTGTCTCGACAACTGCATCCTCAACTACGCACTGGAGTACTCATACGGTCACAAGCTCGGAGGTATCGTGGACGACATCCTAAACCCCGACCAAAGAGAGGCTCATGCATCAATGGGACAATTCCTCTACTCAACTTCACCCGGTCGCGTCCGAGCCATGATGTCAACCAGCTGGCTAACACCGAAGATGGTACTTAAGTACGGCGTTGCAAAGATGAGCGAACTTAAAGGAAAAACTCTTGATCTCGCCTACGCAGAGCTTAACGATTCCCTTTTGACATCAGGCTGCTAGTTATAGGCCAACACCACAACACAGTCCACCATGAAGTGCTCAGTCTGCGGTAAATCATTCTCAAGCATCCGAGCCCTCAACAATCACCTCGACGCCACAGGTCACAGGCGCGGGGGCGGTCAACCAGCCAACACCAACCGACGCAACCCACCTCCGAGGACTCCCAGGTCAAAGCCGAACACCAGCTCGCCCACTCGAATCATCCCACCGACCATGCACGAGGAGGTCGTCACCTACACCCTGCCACGAACCGTCACCACATCGACTGCGAGGGCGCTACACCTCACGGGACCGAAACCCGCCAACAATTACGATGACACCAACATCCCCGAGGGTAACATCATTCACAAGGTAGAGGTCGAGGTCATAGTCCCAATCACCGTCCCCGATGACAGCCGAGTCAAATGGATCGCCACGCCCACCTCCGCTCCCATAACGGACGTTGACGGCAAGCAGGCCGACATGCTCAACGCGAAGCTCCTGCTTCATGGGAACAAGACCGACAACAGAAGGGAAGTTCTAGTCACCGGCCCTTTCACCAGGGACACCGTCACCCCTCGACTCATCAGCTTCGCCACACAGGTCGCTGGTACTCCCCCCGCCGCGGGTGGTTGGATCACAGTTCGTTACGTGATCACCCATTCAGGAACTGCTTCAGGAGGCAGTGCATTCCCAACAATCT